ATCTGGTCTCCCTCTGTTGCTAAAATATTATTCTTTTGCTCTTGAGGTAATGATGCAATTTCGGCTGCTTTTTTTTGTTCTAATTGTTCCATTCTTTTTAATACATTAGCTCTTCTGCCTCTAGGTCTATTTTCAGACAGTAAATTAATTTGACCACTATCTATTAATCTCTGTCTATTTTCGGCAAGTTGTTCTTTCATCATCTCAGTACGTCTTGGATCTGCTTTTCTTCTTGTTCTTTTAGTGCTATCAACAGGTGTAAATAAATTTTTAATACCTGATTCTAATAAACCTTCCTCAACTATAGGTTCACCCATATCAAGTGTTAAAGCTTCTTTTGTAGTGCCTGGTGGTTTTTGTCTAAGATAGTCAACACCTGAGCCTAATGCACTTCTTGCTAAATTAAATCCACCGTAAGCTAAACCCGCAGCTCTAGCGTAAGGGTTCATAAATAATAAACCAGATACACCAAAATCTATACCAGCTTTAAGCAGACTATCATCTTTAAAACCTAATTTTGAAGTTACATTTGAAACACCTTGATATAATCCAGTACCAGCTAATAAACCACCTAGTCCTCCTCCCATTCCAAAAGGCACTTTTACATTCGGTCTAGTAACTTGTCCAACTGCGCTTGTAGGAAAATTTTTTACATCAGCAATAGTTTTGCCAGCCATACCTGCAAATCTTTGTGCTCTAGGTCTGATTTGTCTATCGAAAAATCCTGCTCTATTAATAGCAGGTGGTCTAAATCTTCCACCTCTTATGTCCCTAGTAGGTGCACCAACCATTACACCAGTTTGTGCGTGAATAGGTTTTATTGCTCCAAGTTTCAGAGCCTTTTGTCGAAACATAGGTCTATTTAAAACTTTATTCATTTCCCTCCTATGTTTGTTTTGCACCTTGATATGCTGCGAATGCTCCTAATCCTGTCCCTATTGATTGAGCTAAAGGACTTGTTGTTGGGTTTGTTGCCATGGTAACACCTGATTGTGTTTTAGGTCCAGCTGCATATAAGTTTGCTAAAAATTCAGCTCTTTGGAAAGGCTCAAATTGTTGTTGTAATTGTGATTGTCTTTGTGCATCTAAAGTTGCTTGCGCAAGCTGTCTTTGAACACCACCAGCACCCATTAATTGATTTATATCTGCTTGAGCCATTTGTTGTTGCTGTTGGCCAAAACCACCTAATTGTTGTGCTGCTGATAAATCAGTCGCTATTTCCTGAGCTTGTTGTCTTTGTGCTGCTCCAAGTGCTGTGTTGAAACCTGCTTGTCTTGATCTTCCCACTGCATCTAAAATTCTATTCTGTAATTCTGCTTGTTGCACACCTTCTCTTCCTCCACCAAATGCTCCTGCTCTAACGGCTTGAGCAGCTAGTTGATTTTGCATTCCAGCACCTTGTCTTAAAATTTCATTAGTTACAAAATCTTGATATGGATTAAAAAATTGATTTATGTTTGGTCCTTGACCAGCTGCCTGTTGTGCAGCTAAAACTGCTCCGATACCAGCTGTGGTAGTTGGTGCACCAACTCCTGTTTGACCTGCAGCTGTTAAACCTTGTTGCTCTAGGCCAGAGAAAGGTGCAACTTGAATATCAGGAAGATCTATAGGATCTTGCGCAACCTGTCTTGCAATATCCATCAATTCTATTTTTCGTTCCTCTATTCCAGGTGCCTCCCTCACAATCGATGTTTGTGGCGATGGTGTACTCGGTGCTGCTGATCTTCCTCCTCCAAAAAAACTCATATTATAACCACTTCTCTAGTTGTACATGTTTTTTCTTCCAACCCCATTGTTTTGATACTCTTTCCCAACCAGGTCTTGCCATTATACTTAATCTTTTACATGTGTTGTGTTTAGCAAATTCTGTAATTTGGTTTACAAGTTGTGTCTCCCAAAACTCTCTTCTTTTACCAGTGCAGATAACTATCTCGTATTGTCTATAATTTGGTAATTCTGCTATTCGTCCAATACAAACGCCAAATACTTTATTCTCTTCTGTTTCATCAGAACCAAACATTATCCAACATTGCATTACATCTTTTTTTAATTCTCTAAAAATAAATTCTGGATCAGCATATTTACCAGAAAAAGCTAAAGCTTCAGCTACCATAAACTCACAAAGTGGCCAAAACCTCTCTATGTCTTTAGGCTCTATAGGTAAAACACTTACTAATGGTTTAATTTTCTTTTTGTTTAGCGTTGCCATTACTTCCCTTTAATAAATCAAATACACGTTTGTATCTTCTTTGTTGTTCATAAAAGTATTGGGCACCTTTTTCTCTCATATCTCTAATGCTATTTGGATTTCCTCCAGCTATGATACCTGCGCCTAATACACCATCTGCTCTTGTTACAAACTCTCCGTCTGCTAATTGAGCTAACATCGTATCTTCGTCTTTATCTCCTGCTCCTGATCCATCTTCCACATAACCACTTGCTCTTACGTAGTTATTAGAATCGTTTTCGTCATGTGAAACTTTTGAAGGTAAATAATTTATACCACCTTCATTAAATTTGTTAATTGATGCAAGTCCACCTGTGTTAAGCCTTTGCACAGGCATTGAGTATGAACCAATTCTTCTGTCTCCTAAACCTTGTTCTTCTGGTTTATAAATTGTGCTGTATTCTTTTTCTTCTCCAGTCTCTGGGTCAATGTATCTAAAATTACCTCTTTGATTTGCAAGCTCAAGATAACTCATGTTATATCCTGGCATAAAAATATCTGTAGGCCCTTGATTGAAAGCACCAGATACAAACGCACCACCTGCTGTTGTCAATGCTAATTTAAGTGGATCTATTTCACCTCCAGGACTTTTTCTAAAAAATACATCTAATAAATTTCCTTTTGCTGGAGTTGGGCCACCACCTAACTTAATTGTTTCTGCAGCTGCACTACCTAATCTTTGAGCTTGTAATGGGTTTGTTCCTTGTGTTCTCAAAACATTACCAGCCATAGAGCCTGTAGCAGCTTGGCCCGGAAACATACCACCTAAAGATGTCCCCATCGTATAACCACCAAAACCTCCTAAACCTGCGCCTAATAATCTACCTATTCCTCCAGCTCCGCTTTCTTTAGCACTTCTGTATCCTTGATACGCTCCTAATGCTCCTAATGCTACTGGTAATAAAGCTTGAATGGGCATATAAAATTTTCTCCTTTTAGATATAAGTTGTTAATGATACCATTTTACTTAATCTTTATCAACTCATCAGCGAATTTACCTGTATATTGATGCTCTCCAACGTGTGTTATTTCATCAAGCACATAGGCATGACATTTACCTCCAATGTCTTTCCATAATCTACAGAAGCCAAAATCCTCCCCTAAATAGGTCTTATCTATTGGGTCATGTATTGTATCGAAAAAATTCCACATATTCTTTTTAAGCACTAACTTGCTATTTATTACCGTATTTTGTTTTATTTCTTTCTGAGGATACGCTTTTATTAATTTTTCAAATACTGACTTTTTGATTAACATGGCACCTGTTGGGCTGTGTGTTACCTCTATAACCCCGTTATTGATTTGAATGTCTCCTTTATCAGGCACCCTCATTGGATAAGTATTACCTGCTTGTGCTAATTGTTCTGGTGTTTGAATAACACCATCTTTCATTTGTTTGAATGACTTATCCCATAAAAAAGCTTTTAAAGGATATGGTACAGAAATAACATCTTTGTCAGCTTTTACCATTTTAAAAATAGTAGAGGGATCTATAAATATATCAGAGTCAATAAACATTAAATGAGAAGCATTTGAATCTAAAAAAGCAGAGACACAAAGATTACGTCCTTGTGTTACTAAGGATGATTTTATTAAGGAAAATTCTATGGGTATGTTTCTTTTGTGGCATGCCTTTGTTAAACTAATAATTGCATTAACATAATGCATTGACACCTCTGAATGACATGGTGTAGCTATGAATAAATGTAAATCACCATGCTCATTAGTAGTATTTTTTATTTCTTTTATAGTCTGATAGGTATCTTCATTAGTATAGACTTTATGTTCTTGTTGTGGCTTTTCTTTCCAAATCGGTTTTCTTACCTCATCGTGATCATAGCCTTGTGGGTTGTCGCTCATGTAAAGCTCCTTTCAAAAATGATTCCCATTCTTTTCCTTTCTTCTCCCACGAATAAAACCTTTTAGCAAACTTTTGCTGTTCTTCAATATGCTCTTGTATATAATCCTGATGTAGTGATTGACATGCCATATCAATAGCATGCGCAAATCTTTGAGCTAGAAATTTTAAATTGTTTGTATAATTCACATATATAGGCCACTCAGAACACGTTTCGAATAAGGCTCCATAATTAGTTGTTATTAAATACAGTCCAGAACTCATTGCCTCTAATGCACCAATCCCAAACGTTTCTTCAAACACACTAGGATGTGTCCACATCTGGTAATCTGTTATTCTTTCTAAAATATACTCATGTGGTTTATATCCTAAGTAATTAACATTATCTAAATATTCTGCTTGGTCAAATAATGGTTTGTATAAGTGATCATTTTCTTTATAAAACTCCTCCCCATATATTTTTGTGCTTGAATATACATCTAAAGTTACATTTGGCGTTTGTATGTATTGCATTGCCCCTAGAATTACACTTAGACCTCTCCATGGTGTTGAATGATAAATTAATTTTATTGGCTCACCTTTTTTATAAATTTTTCTTTTTGGGAAATGATAACAACCATTTTTTATTACCATGCTTCTTTCAGTTGGTATCTTGAAGTAATGTCTAAATTTTTCATAATTCCAATGTGAATTAAATACATACCAATCATAATCTTTATGTCTGTTAGGGTCGTTAAAAAAATCAAAAAGATTTGGTTGATCGTAAGAATTTTTTTGCCAAAGAATATTGAGTTTATTTGGATCTAAAGGAACTTTACCAGGTATAGATGTACAGATTTGTGTTTGTTCTAATAAAGAATTATCACAGTGCTTATACAACATCTCTAGTTGTAACTCTGTGCCGCCTCTCGGTTGCATTATTTTTTTGTGCTGCCAAACAGAGTAAGTTTTGCAACTGTAATCTCTACGTGCTGAGAAAAATCTTCATCAGTTGTATCAGTATTGGGATCTGCTACATCTGCATCAAAAGCAGCCTTAGATTCGTAAACTTGGCCTGTCTTTTTGTGTTTGATTATTTCTTTTGCTTCTGCAGGTATTCTTGGTAGTTCATTACTCATAATTATCGTCCTTGTCTGTTGTACTTCTTATAATCTCTTTTCTCTCCTTTTGAAAGCCTTTTTTTGTGCCTTCTAGGTCTTTTCCTAGGTTTCGGTCTTGGTACAAAATTAGTAAATTTTCGTTTAGCCATTAGTTACCTTAATATTACCAGACACAGATATTCTCTCTCCTTTAGATTTAAATGTATTTACATAGTGATGTAAATTAGCTGGAAAAATAAATAAATCTCTTACTATTGGAAAAAAGCAATGTTGGGATATTTCGTAATTACCAGAGCTTAAACTATATCTAAAATTCAAAGCCCCAGGTTTTGCATTTCCAACATTATTTCGATATTCTGATAGTAAATTTTTAGGGATTTTTGTAAATAATACAAAAGATATATCATCATCATGTATATGTAATGGATTAGATTCTCCTGCAACCATATAATTTACCCAAGCAGATTTAAGTTCAATTTTGTTACCATAATTTTTACCTTCTATTTGATTGTAGTGCTGACCAAAAGCTTTAAAATAACTTTGAAAATAAGGATAAAGAATTGGAAAAATTTTTTTTGATTCTATTTCATGTTCATGTTTAATTATTCCTGCTAAATTTTTTCTATAATCGTTATTTTTTTTACTACATAAGCTATTTATTTTTTTCATTTCCTCTGCTGTTATTAGCGTTTTGTACAAAAAAGGTCCCCAATGAAAAAAATTAAAATTAATTTTTTTATCCATTTTGTTGTGATCTATCTAACAGTGCATAAGATATGATACCTTGAAATTCATCTGCAGTGCCTGCTGTCATTTTTAAAATATCACCTGCTTCTAAAACTAATGTATAATTAATTATATCTTTAGTGGCTGATCCTGTTACGGATTCGTTAAAAATTCTAAAGGTAGCAGAAGCTGAAGAATCTGTGACCTGGACATTTAAATTAATTGAACTACCAGATCCATTATTTATTTGTATTTGTTTCACAAGAATAGTGGCGTTTGTAGGACAAGTCAAAACACTTATTGTTCCTGTCGAATCTAAATTTATACCTTGATTTTTATATTGAATTGTCATCCTATAAACCAGTTAAAACTATCTTGTTCTTCTTTTAAGTCAAACTGAAAAGAAAAATTTAATTGATTTTTTAAGGTGTCTATCGCCTCAATAATTTGTCTTTGATTTGAGGGCTCGTACTCTTCTTTAGGTTCAGGGACTGTAATACTAATTTTTGCCATGTTTACCTGTTTCTACCTCTATCAGGTATATCTAACCCAGTCGTCATACTGCCTCTTGGACTTTGACCTTGTTGGGTTGGAGCTGCAAATGTTTGAGTAGGAACATTAGGACCTGCTCCTCCTGTTGGTTGTTCTGGCATACCCACGTTTACATTTCCAGCTTGAAAATCACTTATGGTTTGTTTTTGTTTAGGTGTTGCATTTGCTAATTTTATTAATTGCACTGCAGCGTTATCTTTAGCTTGTCTTGCAATCAAATCATTTAACCTTTTTTGCAAATTACTTGGATCCTTACCAGCTCTTAATAATCTAGGTATACCAACGTTACGAATGGTATCTATTCTTTTTTGGTAAGCTCTATCAAGGCCTATTGTTGGTTCTTGACCAAGTCTACCTCCAGTAAGTGTGTACAATCCACCACCTGATATAGGATTATAACCTTGCATTAAATCACCTTTTGCAATACGACCTATATTATCTAGTCCATATAATCCAGAAAAATAATCACTTACTTGATCCATAACTGGATCTCTTTCAGGTAAAAATTCGGACATCAACATTAGACTTGGTGGTTTAAAATCTGTAAGTCTTTGAAACAATTTATTTTTAACTAGGTTTTTACTGCTATCTCTTAATTGTGCTAAACCAAATTTATCTGATTGTACTCGAGTTAAGTCTTGTGGAGCAGCAGTTTGATCAAATCTTTGTTGAAATACATTCATCTCTCTTGGCACAAAACGTCCATCTCTATTAGCTAAAAATCTTGTCGTTAGTCCTGTAGGTGATGTTGATATCAGGCCAGTTCTAGTTAATGCATTAGGAGTAATCATTATCTTTGTCCATCAGGTTGTATATCTGCTCTAAACGTGCCATATCGCCAACTCTCATCTGTAGCAGTGTTTTCAACTTTTAAACTTGCAAACCTAGATCTAGCACGAGTGTCCACTTTATCAGTGCTACTTGTAATTGTAAATGGCCCCAGAGGTGATGAGTTTGCGGTGTCCGTTGGAAAGTCTCTTAAATTAATTGTAATCTGAGCATTTCCAGCTATCAATTTAAAATCTGGTACGAATCTTCTCATAGACATAAAAAATTGTCCATTACCCTCAACATCTAAGTCAAAAGACCCAGATTGAATGAATGCTGCAATAGCTGTTTTATTACCCTCACTATCCACTTGGTTATTACCAACCTCATGAGCATAATACAAGGTAGATCCGTTTGAGTTAGTTACTCCTTGAACCACAGGGAACGTAGGGGTTCCCGTAGAATTAAATTCTGTTGCATAAGGCACATCAAACAAAGTTGCGTCTTGCCAAGTAGTTCTAGCTAAAGTTCCTGTTGTCCAAATATTTTCATCATAATTATAGGTAACAATACGATCCACAAGATCTGAACCGAATTTAGGGTAAAACCAATTTACTTCTGAATAAAGATTATTTAAACCAGCATAAACTAATTCACCACTATTGTAATTTATACCTAAATTATCTCCTTTGTTAGTAAAAACAAAATCTTCTACAAGGCATGGTAATGATTTAACTGTTCCGTCAAATACAAAAAAGCCACCAGACTGACCCATCCAATAAACCACACCGTTAATGTAAGCAATGGAATTTTGTCCTATCGCACCACAATTAGAACCAACTTGTCTTAATGAGAAAGTAAAAGGTGGGCCAACAAACTGCATTACATATGCAGAGGTGTCAGTTAGTATTAATATATAGTCTTTACCTTTTACTGCACCTACTATTCTTGTGCCTGAGTCTAGTCTTAAAGTACCTGCTGTATTTATTGATGTAGGTGTGTAATCATTTATATTTTCTTGATCAGAAAATCTTACAAACATTTTATCCTGCGTGTTAAATGAACCTATTGTTGTTTCTGTCCCCAAAACTATTAAGTGTCTATCTCTATCTGAAACAAGAGTCATAACTGATGATGTAGGTGCATTTGTTACCAATGTGGCTCTAGTGGTAAGAGCATTTGGTGTTGAGGCTATTGGATTCCATTCAAACGTTCTTCCATTTTTAACTGTAGCTATTAATATTTGTCCAAAATTATCTAAAGACCATGCTGCAGGATCCAAGATTACATTTGATGTCAAAGATCTTTCACCCCATGCAGTAAAAAACTCTACAGACGCTCCTGAGGAGTGTGCGGATCTTGTTCCTGCAACATCTCTCGTGATACCTGTTAAATCATTTGTGGATATACCAGTATAAGAAATAAATTCTGCGCCCACTTTAATTACCCCAGAGGTCGGAAACCCTGTCGTGGATGTAAGTGTTATGCTAGTGCCTGAGCCACCTGTTCCTGCTGTGTCGTCTTGTAATAAACCATTTAAAGTATTAGTTACACCTGATGCTCCACCGTATGTAGACGTACCCCATCCGTATCCCGCTGTTTGAGATAATGGACCTACTTTTTCATATGGGTTTATAGTTGCAGCACCACTTGCTGAAACACTAGTGCCTGCGTTTGTAGCCATTGTTATTGTAAACGTGTCTATGGTTGGTACTGACACAACTTCAAAAGGTTTTTCTGTAAAATTAGCTGCTGTGTAGCCAGCCCCTGTGGGTGGCGTGACCGAAGTAAAAGTAAATATATCACCTGCCTCTAAACCATGTGTAGATTTGTTTACAGTCACAGTTGGACTGGTATTTACCGTAGTAAAAGTTGCTCCAGTAATAGCTGTCGCTAAAGGTGTTATGTCGTAGAATGCACCTCCATAATATATTATTAAAGTTCTAGTAGTTCCAAGAGCTGCATAAATATTACCATCTAAATCGGCATACACATGTTGTTGCCTGACAGCTCCTAATAATGATTCGCTAGTTAGTTGCTCCCAACCTCCTATTTTTTCTGGAAGACCATATCTAAATCTTACATTATCACCATCTATCCATTGGCCCTCAGCCCCTATATCGGTAACTTGTTTATTAAAACCTGGTCTAATCTGTACGTTTGTTAATGGCATAGATAATTATAACATATTTATTTTACCGCATAAAGATTTGGACTGATATTCTAGGAATTATAGGGCTAAGTATTGTGTTAACTTTGTGGTCTAATGGCGATTTGACTATTACTAATGAGTTTCCGGTGTACGGTAAAAAACCATGACCCTCATTTGCCGCAAACATAAATTCACCTCCCCAATGAATATTCCATCTACTATTTATATAATATGTTGCTCCATACTTCCAACTATGATCATTATGCCAATTAATACCTGTGCCTTTTTTCATAAAATGGATAGTAGTAGTTATGGTGGTAATATCATCCAAACTTACAAATGGGTTATGTTGCACTAATGTTTTAAGTTTTTCAAAAGGTGGATAATTACTTACTTCTACTCTTTCAGGATCTTTCAATCCTCTGGTCAATTTTTTTGACCAACTTCCTGTTACTGGTGCTAAGTTTATTTTATTTCTTTCTTTAATAATAGCGTTGTGTATTCCTTTGTATGTATCTTTGTCTAAAAAATTCTCTATCCAATATATTTTTTTTGGTATTGAATATGTTAATTTCATACTTTGAATTACTTTAGAACCTGTTATATTATTGACGATGTTAACACAACCATTTTTTCCAATAGTTATATGGACCATTTAGAGGCCATTGTATCATTAAACAATATAGTAAACCCTGATTTTTCAAAAAAAATAGTTTCACTAATAGACAAAAAAGCAAAGAAAAATCTTAAAGTTGGCTCAGATCAAAGTGGTGAATTAATAGATAGAAAGGTCAGAAACGTAAAGGGATATCAATTAGACTTTAACACACCTAAAAATAAATTTTACTGGGACTTGATAAAAAAAGAAATAGAAAGGTTATACGCCTATTACAAAATAAAATTTCCAAAAATGAGAAGTAGTAAAATTAATCAAATTGATATATTAAAATATGAAGTGGGTGGAAAATATGAAATACACATTGATCATTTTACCACGACAACCCGATCATTAAGTGTTATCATAAATTTAAATGACAATTATAAAGGAGGGCATTTAGTGTTTACAGATCAAAAAGACATGGAAGTTAAAAGGATTAAACTACAAAAAAATTCTATAGTTTTTTTTCCTAGTAATTTTTTGTATCCACACGCAATAGAACCCATATTGAAAGGAACAAGGTATAGTATCGTAGCATGGCTGCAGTAAAAGATGTAAATATAGAAAATTTTATTGGTGTATATGATAATTATATAACTAAGGATGAATGTGATAGAGCTATCCGTTTATTTGAGGATCAACACAAATTTAACAAAACTTTGGATAGAATGTTAATACAAAATAAACCAATACTAGAAATGCAAGATCAACAGTTTTTTGCTGGAGGAGGTAATTTAAAGTTTTGGTACGAAGAGTTAAAACCCTTAATACTCAATTTTGATATAGCTTGGCAACATTACAATAAAAATACAGGTGCTACTGCAGCTTATGATCAAGAAAAATTTTTTTATACCACAGTAAAAATTCAAAAAACTTTACCTACACAAGGATATCACGTTTGGCATATAGAACATAATCAAGGTTATGAAAATGAGTGTAGAGCTTTTGTCTATACTATTTATTTGAATGATATTGAAGAAGGTGGTGAGACAGAGTTTTTACATTTTTCAAAAAGAGTAAAACCTAAAACAGGTAGAATAGTTATTTGGCCAGCAGCCTTTCCCTATGTGCATCGTGGTAATCCACCTATATCTGGTAAAAAATATATTTTAACTTCTTGGCTTTTACTCAGATGAATACGAAGTAGGCCTTGCACCTTTTTCAGCTTCATCTCTAACGTCAGCATCCCAATTAGCTTGTAATTGAGCTAAGTGCGCTGAGTCCCATTTAGTTATAAAATCTTGAAAACTACCTAGGTCTGCATCTTCCCAAGTTGAATGAGGAGTAGTATCTCTATATTCTACAGCGTCACTAGGATTTGATGTTCCATATTGAATAGCCCATATGTTAGACCATTTAGAATCAGACCAAAAAGAATCATCGTCTATTACATATCCAACACCTTCATCAGCACCTTCAGCATAATTTTTAATAACTACTTTGTCTTCAAATATTACTGTCCAAGTTGCATTAGTTGCCATTTTTTCTCCTAAGTTTTAATAATATAAATTAAGGTTAAATAAGGTTGAATTACTGATCCAGTAACTGCATCTCCAGTAAAGGTTGCACTCATATTGTGAGAGTGACCTGTTCCTGACCCTGTGTTAGTTGTACCTTTACTACCTGCGTTTCCACTTTGATTAGCTACAATATTACTTCCAGGGTTGGTAGGAGATACTGTCGGTACACTGTGGCTGTGCGAGGCAAGTTGTGATGTTGAGATCGTAGCATTAGCAGTTGATCCACCAACGTTTCCTGTCGCTGTTATAGAGACGGTGTTAGCTCCACCAGTTGATGCTAACGCTTTAGTTCCAGATTTACCCATTGCAACGTTATCTTGCAAGTCTGGTAAATTAAAAGTAGATGCACCATCACCAGCTCCGTAAGTTGTTCCAACAATTGCAAATAACGCAGAGTAAGTAGATCTTGAAACTGCTGATCCATCACACTCTAAAAAACCTGATGGAACTGAGGCAGAAGACCACGGCACAATAGTTGCAGTAGGAATTCCTTCAATACCTGTAAGGTTTGCTCCTGAAAAATCGTATCTTGTTGCTTCGTAATTTGACATATTATTATTTCTCCATGTAAGTCCAGCCAACATTTGAACCAGAATATACTAGCTCAAATCCTGCACCTTCTGTATTTACCACTAAATCTGAAGAGGCATTAGCTATTTTTTCACTATTTCTACCAACAGTCAATGCTGCAGTATCAAAGTTAAATCTTGAATCTATAAATTGAACTTCGTCTCCAACTGCAGGTGATGCAGGAAGAGTTACTGTGAAAGCTCCACTAGAGGTATCTATAAATAATTTTGCTCCAGCTTGAATTGTTTCAGCAGCTGTAAGCGTTCTCCATTTTCTATACTCGTTTGCTTTTACTACGTTAGTTCCGTCAGCGTATAAAACATAACAATTACCTTCGCAAAGTAAAACTCCCGTTCCACTAGCTGTTTTAAAAGTTAACGTGTTACCTGCGTGGTCAGTTCCATCAATAACATTATAAACTTTTTCTATACTATCTGGTACAGTAACTGTTCTGTTAGCAGCTAAAGTTCCAGTTAATTTTAATGTTGCGTTTCTTGCGTTTGATATAGTTCCATCAGTCATGACTAATGCTACGTCAGACGATGCAACGCCTACCTCTTCATAACCAGCGATTGCTTGTTGAACTAAGTTTAAATTTGTATTTGTTTTATCACCCCATGTACCGGCATTTTCACCAGTAGCCATCAATTCTATTTTTAAATCACTCGAAAATGTTGATGCCATAAAAATTCTCCTTAATATTTCATATTTTACATTATCTAAGCAGCCAAATCAACTGTAGTCCAAGTATTTGTAACTCCTAAATCAACCTCTTGCCAAGGTGTAATATTAGGGCTGCCAACTGAACTTGTCAATGATATGCCTGTAGGGAAAGCATTTGCATTTGATTGTGTAGCCTCGGATCCTAAAGATATAGTCATTGCAATACCTGAAACACCAACTATTACTTGTGGAATCTCTGTAATAGTACCAATACTAGATGTTAACGCTTGGCCTGTTACAGGCTCAACTGTTCCCTGCACTAAGGTTTGTGTACCAATTGATGATGTTAAAGAAACTCCTGTTACTGGAACACCTAAAAATAAACCTGCTTCAGCATTTCCAATAGCAGTTGTTGCCACCTGTCCTGTTACGGGTTCAGTAGTTGTTTGAACTAAACTTTGAGTCCCTATCGCAGAAGTCATAATGTGTTCAGACACAGTTAATGAAATATCTTGGTCAACTTGTACTGAGAAAGTACCAAAAGTTGTTGTTAATGCTTGACCAGATACAGTAACTACCACATCAGTAAACGCTGTTTCAGATCCAATTGCAGAAGTTAATGCTAAACCTGCATTATTTTTAACCGAATAATTTACACCCCAAGCTAAATTTCCATAAGTATCTCTACCCCAACCTTCACCAATTAAAAATGTTGGATCAATGGTTGTTTGTCCTGCAGACATTGAAGATGCGATACCTGTAACAGGCACTCCTATGTCTATTACTTCTTCACCAATACCAGTTGTTAAAACTTGTCCAGTAACAGTTGTTGCAAAAGAAATACCAGAGGTTTGCGTTCCTATAGATGAAGCAAGTGCTTGTCCACTAACTGTTACGTTAGCGTCAGCAGTTACTGTTGATGATCCTATGGATGTTGCTAAAGCTTGTCCTGTTACATTTTCAAAAGGTTGTAATTCTCCCCAAGCATTTATGTTCCACGCATCACCTCCCCATCCAACTTCTATAATACCTTCAGCAGTTTCATTGCCTATTGATGTTTGAAGTAAACCAGCTGTTGTTAAATTTACAATATCCCCAGTGCCAGGCACTATTGATCCTTGAGATAATGTACTCGCTTGTCCTGTTACTGATTGTGTAAATGAAGCAAATCCACTAGCTGCTCCTATAGAAGATGTTAAAGATATTCCTGAAACTGCTACAGTTGCGTTTCCAGCAACAGTCTCGTTTCCAATTGATGAAGATAAAGATTGACCTGTGACGGATTGATTTACGTTACCTTGTTGGCCCCATAAACCAGTGTTCCATGTTAGTGCTCCCCATGTATTAGCCATCCGTCACAGATTCCATTCATTACGCTATTCTTAATATAGCAGCAGAGGTTGTAAATGCAGGGAACTGAATTGTAAAAGTTCCTGAAGTTGCAGTTTTGTCTCCACCAAAATCTAATACAGCCACGGCATCAGTAGTGTTTGAACCACCACCCATTGTCGTGTTGTAAATTAAAGCTCCTCTCGCAGTTAAAGTTACACCTTGAAAAGAAAGATCAGCAAAATCTGTGATAGCTGTATTTGTTGCTAATGATGTACCAACATTTACTAAAGCTTTTCCACCAGCTGAATATCCAGATGGTGAAGACACTTCATTTGATGTTGAGTATCCTGTAGTTGATTTTCCTAAACTTGCAGAGTTAGTAAACATTGCGAGTTTAAAAGAGCTTCCGTTTGGAGCTGCTTGAAATTTATGAGCCCCTTCTAACAATTCTTTTTTGAAAGAATTGCATATTGCATTGGTTGTTATTGCCATTTTATTCTCCTTATTAATTTGTTGTGTTTGGAGATGGAGAAGGTATTTTTACTCTTGGAACACCATCATCATACTCCGCACGTCTTCTTCTGCCCATTTGTTGTAAAGCAAAATTTTGTAATTCTTCATTATACTTACCTTTATAAAGGTTGTATAGGTTATCGGGTCCTTTTAAGAAACTATAAGCCTCAGCTAAAACACCATGTAGTAACATAGACTCTTGATATTTGGCTAAAAAGGTTTGATTAGTTGAAGTAAATTCAGGTGGATCTTTAATATAATTAATCTGTATTGTGTCAGCAGCTGCAGGTGTAGGTGCTACTAATATGTTAAAAGCATCATAATTAGCAAAATATTTTGGAGTTCCTTGTTTTCCTGTCCCATTAAATTCAGATATAAAACTTATATCTCTTTTTTCTAAAAAAGTCCTTGTGCCTCCAGAACCTATGTGTTGCACAGATCTTAATACTAATGAATCAGCTGGTATTGAAACTGCCCTATTTCCTGCTGTAAATGTTGATGTAGCATATTTTCTAGTGTCATCATAATCAACTTTACCTGCAACGTCTAACTCAACCGATCTAATAAAGTTTTGAATGATAGAATCCGTTAATACAGTGTTACCTACTTCTGTATAGTCTCTTACTTGTGTCAAAAAATTTGCATGTGTTATTGCCATTACGTTATACTCACTGTTACATTTCCAACTGAAGCTCTAATTTGTCTTCTTACATTTTGTAAAGATGGATCTTCTGGGATCATGCTGTTCATAATAGTTGTTACACCATCCCTAATTATTGCAAACTCTTGTGTTCTAAATGCAAATTGTCCAGGCAAACTTAAATCAGCTACACCAACTGATGCACCACCTGAGTCAGAAGTTGTGCCATCACCATCTCTTAAAAATAGTTGACTGGGTTGTTGAAATTTAATTACTCTAGGATCCTTAAGAGCTATAGCATCTGCAGTAGTTCGTCTTCTTCTAATCTGTGGGTGCTTAGGCTCAAACTCAGTGTAATGCACAAGTGAGCCATTCCATTCTTTTACCATCTCCTCGTAAGGAAACTCCATACCTGATCTGTCAGATATGGCTTTAGATCTTTTACCTGTAGCGTACGTTCCCATTATACTCCTGACGGATAAAATGATTGTGGACTAATAAATGTTGATGTTCTTTGACCATCTTCATCTAGTGCTCTTTTCATTTCATCCTCATATATTTGTTTGTTTTGTTGTACTAATTTTGGGTTTACTTTCATTGATAAATAATACCCTAAACCTGCTGCCATACATGGTAAGAATCTGTACGCAACATCCGCATCGTTACTGTAAGCTCCTGCATCTTCAATTCTTTTAATAACATAGTATTTTAACGCTGTATAAGTATTTAAATCTGGTGTTTGATACAAATTAATTATTGGTGTTTTTTGTCTATCAACATAATATTGTGATGGTGTGCCTGTAGATAATTTGTTAGGCAAAGCCGCATATGCTGATCTATCAATCTTTGTCAATGACACGTCTTGAGTAGATGAACTATCACTAGCAGCTAATGTAGATGATATAAAAGCCTCTAACACATCATTAACATCTGCATTTACTGTGTAAGCAGCCTGTCCTGATACTAGACTTTTTTCGTTTAACTCGACCTTCCATAAATGTATACCTCTATTACCCCATTCTGCAAATAATAAATTTAAACTTGTTCTAGCAGATCTTAAATCATATCCAGAGTTAGTTCTCAGACCACACCTTTGATAACCCTCTTGAATTATGTCATCTATGTTAAGATTAAACGCTGTTGTTCCTGATGTTGCCATTAAATAATATCCTTATAGTAATCAGCAAGACCACCTATTTTCATTTTTCTATATTCACCTTTTCCTTTGTCTCTAAAGGGTTCTTTTTTAGGTGGCTTAACTTTTTTAGGTTTACCCTCTTTATCTACTAAGGGAAATCTTTTTGCAGAATAGCTTTCATTTTTTATCATCTGTGCTTTTTGTAATCTTCCTAATGCAGATTGTGCACCAGCTGTCATACCACCTACATTCATTCCAGGTGGATATGGTTTCTGTTTACTCATTCCCCTTTCTCTTCTTTCAGCAGCGTCTGCTCTATCAAAATCTTTCATAGCTTTTTCTTTTGTAATTTTTTTACCTTTTTTATCTCTGTATACAACACCGTTCTCACCAGAACCTTTATTGAATCCCATATGTTTTTGACCTGTTTTCCTCTCTTCAACTCTTTTTTTATTAGTAAATCTTCTTTTTGTTAAAGCTTTTAAAACTCTTGCTTTACCAAACCTATCTATTAAATCCACAATCTTAATATCTTTTTTAGCCATTTTTAAATCCTTTCAGCATATCTCCATAATAATTTACTAAAGATTGATTATTAACTTTTTTTCCTGCTAACTCAGACTTCATATAAGAACCTATGTACGGTTCTTCTTTCATTTTTGTACCTGGAGCTTTTGATGTTGTCTCAGAAAATGCAGCTCTACCCATAGCAGCTTTCATTACTTTCTTTTCCACACCTTTTATAGTGCCTTTATTTTTGGAGGCATAGAATACAGCTTTACCTTCTTTTTCACCATATTGGTCTTTCATAGCCTTCATTATCTTCTTGCCTTTTTTATTTAGTGGCATCAATCCTCCTTTTTAGCGGCCGCTTTGAGAATAGTTTGTTTCTCCTTTTTGCGGTTGTACAACTTCTTAGATAATAGCACTCTTAGACGAAATGTTCTAGACCTTACGGCTTCTGCGAATGGATTCTTTGGCTTTTTTGGCAATGTTCACTACTCCTGATTTGCCCATTACTTTAGCTCTTTGCTCCATAACAGTCAAAATTTGTATTTTTCTAGCAAATGGTTTGTTTATTCTTTTAACCTTTGCAGCTGTAGCTCTTGCATCAGCAGGAGTTGCAAATTTTATTCTAACGGTATCTTTAGGATTCTCATCTGTATAAAGTCTTCTACCAGAACCTTTTGGTTTTTTGCCTGTGCCTTTTAGTGGGTCTTTCATATTAAATCTACAGCTTTACCTATTACAGGTGCATATTTAGTTTTACCCTCTTTTTTAAATGCATGCAAGAATTGTTTTCTTGGTTGTTCAGGAATATAGCTACAATGTATCCATCCGCTATTGGGTTCACCTGGATTATAGAACTCAAGGATGAGCTGATCATACGGTAAGTTCTTGTGAATCCAATCAGCTAATTCTGCATTGTCTGTGCCTATACATTCGAAATCGCAAGCCTCAGCTTTAGCATGTTGGCTGTTGACCGAACTTTTTATGGCTAGGCAAAGCTGCTCTGAACGGAACCCGCTGGTAACCTTTACTCTGCCAAAATGATCACGCACTGGCTGCAATATATTTTCACAAAGTGCTTTTAATTTTTCTATTTGTTCTGCACTTGGGTTATTGTTTATGCCCATTCTGATAGCAGTATCTGATTTAATTAGTTCTGAAAGGGTAAAATTACGTGTTAGATTCATCTTTGTTCTCCATTTTGTAAAACATTTTATCTGAGTCTTCTGTCACCATGTCATTATCCTCTGCATCCCAGTAAGTAGTTTGGACTTTATAGTCAGGCCAAGAGCTATCAGTAGTATAACTGTTAACGTGCCAAAGACAACGATTATTAGGCTGAGCTGCATAATTACCATTATTAAGAGCCAATATATGTGCACACTTGTGTTCTTGAGGTATTTCAGAGTGTTCAGTATCCAAGATGTTAGTGTCTGGATGTGCCCAATCGACTGTGAATAAATATTTACCATGATAAAATTTTTTATCTAATCCTAAATATTTTCCGTTTAAACCATCCAACCAATCAAAGCAATGAACACTAGGCCAATAACTAAAACAATTCCACAATTCAAGCTCGTGTGGCTGCATATCTGGCACTTCGGATCTAGAAAGATGTTTTTGGAAAAACGCTGATATAGGCAACCTCCAATAGCACGCACCGTTGGGTAACATGATATTAAATAGGATAGCCCTACCTGAAATAGAGCTAAGACCAAAGATAACACAGTCACTACTTTGTCCTTTATAATTTTTGTCCATATCATAAAGATATTCCTTTCTTATCTTACAATAAATAGGTGGTATGTTTGCATTTAAGTATGCCATCAATCAATAATAAGTTTTTTTATCGATTTAGAGCCATCAATATTTTGTTCTAACTCAGCGTCACCTTTCCAACATTTATACATAATGGTTTCACTATATTGTCTTTCAGCTTGACGCTTTCCACGTAAACATTGTGCCATACCATCAACCTGTAAACGGGCTTCTTTAATTTCTGCGTTTACAAACATCAGGAGGGCTACCACACTTTCAATCATTATAGTTTCCATTCTTGTAGCCAATCTCACGATTAGCATCTTTTAATTTTTCAATATCAGCCAAAACTTTATCCATCTGTGTTCTTAAAAATTGAATGTTTACTTTGTTCAACGCCATATCTTCAACGTGTTTATTGATCTTATCCGTGGTCTTATAAAGATCCTCAATCATCATAAATTGCTCAGAATCTGCGGGTAAAGAACCTAATTGTCCACGTGGCCATTTAATCCTAAACTCTGTATTTTCTTCAAGATCTTTCTCCATTATCTGTATACGGGTGTCTGCAACATTAAGACGTTCTATAATTTGAAAATAGCCCATTGTGCCAAGTGCTACGATGACGATTAAAGAGGCAACCGTCTTCATGGGCATTTGAACAGCTGCCTCTTCAGATATGTTTAGTGGTTTTTTACTCATTACTTAATATAACCAGGTTCTAGAAAAATAGCCAGAAGACATAATAAAATTATCAGCACCGCTGTAAATCTGTAATCCATTCTGACTATCCTCCAAATACATTTAACCCCAAGTATGCCACCATTGTTTTACCTTTTTAAATGGCCAAACAATAATTTTTTTAATTTTTTCTATAATTTTCATATTCTTCTCCTTTATTATTTCATGCACACAATTTAAACATCCACAGTTTGGTACTGTCAAGCATTGGTTAGTATTAAAATATGGACCAACACCTTTACAATGACAAGCGTGACCACAATTTATACATGTTAACATTTCCATCTTCTTCTAGCCTGTCTTAATCTTGAGTTTGGATCTTTAGCAGCTTTTGGAAACTTTTTCATTTGTCCAGCTGATCTTGCGCAAAATGATTTACGTCTTTTTGCAGCTGCAGAGCCTGGTTTAACTTTACCTGTTACAGCCGTTTTTAATTTTGAACCTGGATTAGCACGTCTATAGGCAGCTACTCCTGCACGTGTCATGCCAGCACCCTTTTCAGTGGGTCTAAAATTTTTTTTATTACGAGCTGGCATAACATCACCACCTCTTTTTAATGCCTCTAATTTTTTAAAATTAGACATTGTCTAAAATTATTTATTAGATGTAGTTAAGTTCGGTCCAGAAAATTTATCCGTTAACAAAGTATATGCTGTAACATGTGTTTTTGTTTTACAGAATATTCCTTCTGGAAATAAAATTCCATCCTCTGGAAAATTAAAATTAATTACATCTCCTGATGGAACATCAGCTTGAAATAAAGTTGTTCCTGTATTAGAGGTTGTAGTCAATTCTAGAACTCCTGCACCTCCACCACTTGAAGCAATTATTATTCCTCTCAACCTGATTGGTTGAGCAATAATAGCTGAAGCACCCGCAGCAGCGTCTGATCTTGTTGCTTGTATATCGGTTTTAAAACTCATAAATCTCCTTTAATGTGGCTCCCGAAGGAGCCACTAATTAATTATTAACTCCAAGGTGTAACAAATGTACCATTACCAACTAGTAATGCAGTAATCTGCCATATTAAACCGTCAACTGCTTGACACTCAACCACAGTTCCCTCTAGACCACCTCTAGTAGTGGCATCTAAAGTTAGAGTATCAGTGCCTCCCGCATTAAATGCAGTTACAGCTCCTGGATCAGTCGCAGTGTTGTTGTAGTATGCGCAACCTCTAAATACATCGGCTGTTGATCTACCTGCTGCAGTTCCAGCGTTCAAAACGAATGTGTTTGAACTCGTTAAACTTGTAGTGATCACAAACTTATAATTTATTCCAACTCTATTTGTAGAATTTGGATCATCTGCACCTGCTACTGCTGAAGTTGATGTATCAATTATTGAAGGTAAATTAAACACAGTGTTAGCATTTCCAACCTGTATAATTTTACCTTGATATTTATCAATTCCTGCGATGTCTGTTCCACCATCAACTGTTCCTGAAATTGATTGTGCCATTTCTGGACCTGAACCTAAAAATCCTCTTAAGGATCTTACTGGTCCACTAAACGTTGTTCTAGCCATAATTTTCTCCTTTGTGTATAGCCATTGTACTATGCCGTCTCTATACCGTCTGCCTAGTCAGTCGACATAATAATTAATCTAGGTCTTAACATTATACATAAAAAAAGGGGCGATGTAAAACACCGCCCCTAATCAGTAATACTGTTAATTAGTATTAGCTAGTTGGTAAGTTTCCGTTACCAAATATACATCTTGGATCAGAAAATCCAAAAGAGTATCTTTCTCTAGCTTTAAATCTAACGTTACCAGTATCGAAGTCACCTTCCATTGCAGTTTTGATAGGTGATCTAACAAACATTTTTAGTCCGTTAGGCACATCTGTCAACAAGAAGTAAGAGTCAGTATCAGATAGGAAGTTGTTTACTACATATCCTTCTGGTACCATTCCCATGCTTCTTACTGCATTGATGTCATTATCTGCAGTAGCAGGTCTCATTGGAGACTTCATAATTCTCTCAGCAGTAAATTGTAATTCTTTTGGAATTATCATTTTTCTACCTTGAGCTGCTATTCTTAAGCCTCTCTCATCAACAAAACCAGCAATGTCAATTAATGACTGCTCAAGTGAAGTTTCGTTAAGATCTGCAGCCGTAGCTAGAACATTTGAAAAAGTACCACCTGTTGCTAGTGGGTGAGAAGCATTAATTAAAGATACTCCATCTCCACCAGTTACTGTAGTAACTTGTGCATTGTTCAATACGTTTGCAGCTTTCACTTGTTTTGTGTTTGCCATAGATCTTGCAAGAGCTCTTGTGTATCTTGCAGCTAATCTATCGTATAGGTTGTCTTCGATTGCTTCCTCAGTGATAGCAAATGCTAAAGCGATAGTTTCGTGAGTGTATCTAGCTGTGAAAGTTTCAGTAGCTTGATCAAACACAACTCCAGCACCTTCTTGTTTAGTTGGTGCAGAAGCAAAACCCGCTAACATTACTTCTTCTTCAAAAGCTCTGTCAGATGTTTCAGTAGTATAAATTTCAGCATGCTGATTTTCATATCTACTATATTCCAGGCCGAATAAGGCATTCAAACCTGGCTCTAGTTCTTTGACTAGTTGCGATCGTGATATTGCCATAGTTTATTCTCCTTATGCTATACCTGTTCCACTTCTAAAGAAGTGGTTGTTGATTCTAACTAGTATGTTTGCGTTAGATGTTGCAGTGTCAGAATTTTCTGGGTCTTGCGAAATGTCAATTGCTTGTATTGCAAAAGTAGTTGCAGTTCCAGAAGTTCCAACATCAAGCATCGCTTGCGATATACCAGTTGTTGTACTTCCATTGTTGGAATCCAACGAGTAGTTTTTGAATAGATCCGCTCTTGTGAAAGCAGCATCTGCATTCATTAAAAACACTGCATCTGGATCATCAATTACAAATGCAGTAATGTCACTTGCATTTGTTGATGCCGGATAAAAGTTTTTGAATGTAGGCTTTCCAGTAGTTGGATCAGTAAAAAAACATCCGTTGAATACGCCCACAACAGCTTCCGATGTATTAGCTACATGTCTCTCAATATTTCCAGTTGACACAGGTATTACCAAATCACCTTGGAAGATATTTTGATTGTAGTTTGCTTTAATCGTATATCTGTTTTGAGCACCAGCTAATGGTGTACCATCTAGTTTTCTGTACGGTTTCAGACCGAACTTTTCTAGTTGATTTGCCATAGTTGTTTATCTCCGTTTATTTATATTTAACTTATCCAAGTTACTTATAGGTATCGCAAAAATATTACTTTTTACGAGAACCGCCAAAGGTAACTCTAGACTGCCTATCAATATTGATTGGCATGTCCGGGTGTTGTTCCTTCATAAGATCTCTATCAATAGCGTCTGCTCTATCTTGAGTTATTTTTCTAAAATACTCAGCACGTTGTTTCAAGATCTCCTCTGGTATCCTTGCCAACACAAGGCCCCCAATTCCGATTAGCCCAGCATGTTTTCCTTCAGAAATAATTGGGTAGTCGTGTTCACCTATTTCACTTAAAAGTGTTTCGGCTTTAACAAATTCCCAACCTTCTCTTAGTTTCTTAGAAACGTTAGCAACGTCTTCGAAACCTGCAGTGGATGTACGTATCCATCTATGACAGTACCCCTGCGGTGCAGCTGGCGCATCCAAACTGGATGGTGGTGTCCAATCTTTTTTTCTAGCTTGTTTAGCTCTAGTATCGGACGTGCGTGAGGCTTTAACTTTTTCCATGTTATACTCCTTCCTTCACGTATTTTGCGTATTCCTCTAGTGGCACCCCTAATTTCTTAGCGATAACTACCTGTGATTTGGTGAGTTTCACAGACTTGCGTCCACCTGATCTTCTACTAACAGAAGCTACGTTCTGGACGGGTGCAGCTTTTGTTGGTTCTTCAGTCGAAGATTCGGCAAACTTCTGAGGGAAATATTCCTTCATACGTTTGTTTATTTGATTATAATACTCATCAGTTTCCCCGTCAATTCCCTGCTGTACAAGATCCTCATGGATACTCATAGCAGCACCAGTAAGAACTCTATCAGTCCCGAACCAATCGTTTTCCTCTGCCCACTTCTGAGCTTTGGGACTGATTGGAGCCTGTGGTTGTTGCTCTGGTTGACTAGGTTTTGATTCAGCATCTTTTTTCTTTGCCTCTTTTTCACCAAGCGACATAGAAACTTTTTCTTTCTCAACAGCTAATTTAGTAAGTTCATCATTAGCTTCCATGATTTTTTCAGCATCTTGTGCTTCTAAAGCCATTTTGAGATTATTCTTTGCTTTGTCCCTTTCAGAGTCTATTCTTGCATCATACTCTTTAAGGTAATTTGTGTCTGTCTCATCAAACTTTTTTTCAACAGTATCAAATTTATCTTTGATACCTTTTGCATATTCTAAAGCTGCCTTCTCTCTTCTCTCAGCTTCTCTAATTTGAAATGTAAGTTTTTTGATCCTCTTTTGAACTTTGTCAGAATATTCACCAAGCTCACCTTTATCTTCTGGTTCTGCCTTTTCTTCTAACTTTTGTTCTCTTTCATTCTCATAAGAAATATCTTGACCATGATCTTTTTTCTTCTCATAGGTTCTTTTTTCAGAATGATCAGTGTAACCTAAATCTACATTTTCTTTTTTAATTTCTGTAGCATCAGGTTCATTTTGTTGTTCCGCAACTTCTACGGACTGTTCTTGAACTCCATCGGTGTCTAATTCCACCTCTGGAACTTTGTTTTCTTCAGCCATTTGTCCTCCTTAATAATGGTGCAAAATATCACGTGGATTTTTTATAGTTGAAATGACTTCATCGTCATTTAATACTCTAACCTCTCCACCTTCTATCTTGAATCTTGAACCAGCGTACCTACTGAAAATTATCCAGTCATGTAGTTTACACCAAGGTCCTAACGGAAATTTATCTTTGTCTCTGTAACAAAGATTACCCATTTTAAGAACAAGGCCACAGACGGTTGTCATCTGTATTGTTTCTTGTGTTGTATCAGATAAAATTATACCGCCCTTTGTTTTTTTAGGGCCTGCATAAGGTAATACCAATAACCTATAACCTGTAGGTGATGGTAATCTATCTAATAAATTGTCGTCTATTGCTTTGGGATCAAGGACTGTTTTTACTTCTGCCTCGGGTTTATACGAGTCTTCAAGTTTTTTATCAGTCCGTTTCGGTTTTACCGTGGACATTGTCATCTTCTAACTCCTGTTTGTTCAGCAGGTCTTTTAGTTCCTGTTGCAAATCTTCCAAAGATTTGATTTGTCCCCTAACATATTGTAGTTCCTCAATAGTGTCAACACTATATATAGCTGCTTGTTTACATCTCTCAAGTAATTTTCTAATTACATTTTGAACCAATGATATCGTATTATAATCCATTAATACTTCCTTAGTATTATTTTATTTTTACCAATATGCATGGGTTTGATATTTATTAATTCTGCAACCTCAATGCACATTTTAGATTTAAAAGATTCAAAATCATCTAAGACTATGAAACCTTTATGGTTCAATCTCTCACCAAAAAAAATTAATTCTTTTAAAACATTTATTGTTTTATGTGGGCCATCTAAAAAAACTAAATCATAATCGTTTCTTACTATTCTTTTGTTTTTATATATTGGTACACCATCGGAATATCTGGCCATAAAATCGTCATCACTCATTTGAAATAATGTAAAATTTTCGTAAACTAAATTTTGTAACAATGTTGTTTTCATTGAATTTGGATATGTAGGAGATATGCCACTTGTATGTTCAATTTGTGAGTCTTTATCGAAGTGATCGTATTCAATATCACCATATGGATCTATTCCGATATGCCAGTGGTTTTTGTGTTTTAAAGATTCTAAAATAGTTTGAGAGCCTTTTCCTAGTCTTACACCAACTTCACAAGTAAATGGATTATCACTCATGATAAGGCTACAAATTTTTTCAATTAAATCGTATTCTATGCTATCGCCTTCAATCATTAAATTCTTTTAATATTTCTAGTTTATCCTCTGCTTCTGCAATTTTTGCAACAAGTTTATCAGCCTCTGTTACAATATCTGGATGCTCTGCAACTCCAACGGGATTTTCTAGATATATTTTTAGATTCGCTTCTGCCTCTGAAATGTCAGCATTATATTTATCTTCTAATGCTTTTAAGATTGTGTCACGCATATTGTGACTATAAGAATTTTTAAGTATTATGCAAACGTTTTTACGTTAGTTGGTTTACCACCAACACCCTGAGCTTTACTTCTCTTTCTTGCAACAGCAGAACGCCTTTGCGATTCTGTCATTCGGGCGGCTTTTGCAGCAGGCACGCATTTGGGGTATTTTCTTTTTGATCCACTTGCAGATTTTCTTCCACATGGTTTAAAACCTCCACCTTTTTTCTTTGCACCTATATCCACCCACTTTTGAGAAAACCACTTTTTGAGGCCTCCCTCACTCATGTACTGGATATTTTTTTGCATTACATTAAATCTTTGTAATAATCTGCCATCCCACCTGCAGTATAACCTTTTGCAGGATTGTTCAATTCAGCAGTCAAACCACCTTCTTTAACGCTATACATTACAACTGGATTACCAGGTCGAGCTCCTCTGTTAGGATATTTCAATTGAAAACCTTTTTCATCGAGCATAGTTCGTGGTTTCTTTCTTTTTCTTAAACCACCTGCTGGCCCTGCTTTTTTTGTTTTTACTTTACTCATATCAGCACCGCCACCTTTATTCATACCTAAAAGTTTTTTCTTCATCTTTAAGGCAGCACCTGCAGCTGGCATTTTTTCTTCCATCATTTTTTTACCAATCATCATAGCACCAATCGCTGCTTTTTTTGGTTTGTTCATCATTGCACCTTCAGCTGCTGGTTTTGGTCCTTTAAAATCTTTTCTTTTAACTCCAGATGGATCTTTTATTTTTCCTGCACAAATTTTACTAGCATAGGCATTAGCATATGCTGACGGATAAACTTTAAATTTTCGCTTTGCAGCGGCTTTACCTCTTGGACATAATTTTGTCATTTATTTTTTTCCTCCTCTAAATATCTGTGTTCCCTTTATACCATAAATACTCGCCACGACAAGAATCCATAAATTTGTGAACCAGCTGGGCAATTGTTGAAACTGCTCAAAGAACTCTTTTATTTTTGCAGACGCACCCGGATCCTCCGAGAAGACCCCGTAGGCAATCACTAGAATCGGGAGCGTTAACACGACCAACACGAATTCGTCTTTCCAGTCCGATTGTCTTGCCTCTAAAAGTTTGCCCTGATACTCACTTTCTCCTCGAGCCATCTTAGCGGCATGCATGTGTTGTGCATCTGCCATAGCCATTTTAGTTTCTTGTTTCTTTTTATAGATATGACTAGCTGCGTTTAATCCCAATTTTAAGGCACTGAACCACATGTTTAAATTTCTCCTTACGTCTTTTACTTAAATAATCTATCATTTTATCAATCGTATTTAAAGCCCCCTTACCATTGATACGCCATCTCCAAGTGTCTTTATGATGTTGTTTTCTTCTTTTACAGAGATAAAAAGCACCGCCAAAAAAGTCATGAAACCTTTTAACCATGTCTTTATCTGTCATTTCTACAGAGCAGGCAAAGTATTTTTTGGTTTTAAGCTTTGACCATATGCCAAAACTACCCTCTCCATCAAAAACACCTGCTAAAAATAAAATTTTTTCGTTTTCTGCTAGATTATCGTAAACCGATGAACTTTTTTCCGGTAACTTGTATGTCTTTAATCCCTTTGATATCAGATTTAGCTCCTGGTTCTCTATGTGGGCATCCTCCTGTTACTAGACCCTGTGGATTAGGTCCTGATTTTGGAGGTGGCCCTGATTTTTTACCACCGCTTAGTCCTTTTTTATTTTTTTGCATCTATTTTCTCCCTCGCTACCTCTAATCTTTCATCTGATTGCTGATCTTGAGTTGCTAACCTATCATAATCAAACTCTAATCTATCTGCAGCTCTCTGATTCTCTTGTGCTTGTTTAAATTGTGTCTCTTCTGCTTTTCTCTGCATGTCCATAGCTCTTAAATCAACTTCTTGTTGTTTAATTCTTACTAACGGATCTTGTTTAGCAGCATTTGCCTGCATTTCTGTTTGTGCAAGCTCTGAAGTTATCTGTGCAGTTCTTTTTGCTACCTCTGCATCATACATAATTGCAAATTGTTCTGGATCTGCTTGTTGCATTTCAACCATTTGTGGGTTTTGTGCCATAGAAGCATTAATTTCTGCTCTAGCTTTAAATGAAATGTGATCAGATACGTGTGATTGCAGCAAAGCATAAACTTGTGGATTGATTTGCACCATTCTAGTTGCCATAAAAGCCATGTGTGCAGCTATGTGAGCGTCATGATCTTGGAATTCAAAGGCCGTAAGTAGTCTCATTTGCAAAGCACGTGCATTTTCTTTTGCAGGATCCATTGGTTCTGGTTGTTTTGGTGCAGGTTTTAACAAAGTTTCAATTTGTTTAGTGCCTAACGCCTCATAAACTCTTCTGTAAGCCTCATGTATGTTGTGAATTGCAGGATTTGATGATGCAATTTGCAATTGTGTTTGTGCTAGTGTCACTCTTTGTGCCATAGACATAATATTTGGATCCGCAACAGGTAAAATATCAACTCTTCCATCAAAATCTGCAGATTTTATTTGTCTTGGGCCACCGTAAACATCATACGGATACTCTGGTGGTAAAAACTCACCACAAATTCTGGATAAAATTTTGAATTCTAACCTCATTGCATAGTAACAACGCTTGTGAACACCACTCATGACACGTGAACCACGTTCCATTAGTGCAACTGTAGTTCCAACTGCTCTGTTTTGAGTGTCATTACCTACAGCTGTGTCCGTAATAGCAGCAAATTTTTGTCCTGCTTGTACCACAAAGCCGAGTAAATTGTATAAAGTTACACTCGGCTCTGAGAAAGGTAAATTAAAAAACTGATCTCTGATATTTCCACCTGGAGCATCAACGTCTCTAAACTCTCCAGGTTGTATTGGTTGGTCATCATCTCTAACTCTTATGCCTCTAGATTTAAAACCTGCTGGTAAATTTTTTAAAGTACCAGCATCAATCAATTGTCTTAATGCTTGTGTAGCTGCAGTTGATAAACCACCTATCATATGTGTTAAACCAAAACCATAAAAGCCAAGTCCTGGTAAAAATTTGTAATGAACAAAAAATTCTACTCTAGAATAGTTTAAATCTCCTGGAGTGTAGTTTCTATAAATAGATAAAATTTCTCCTGAACCTTCATCAATCGTTACCACATAAGGTATTTTAATTTTTTTAGCTTTGTCATCAAAATTTTCATAGTCGTCTAAATTTAAATCTACATGCATTTCTAATATTGTGTGTAGATAATCTGCCCCTGTGCTTTTAACACCTTCTAGTTCATTAATTTTTTTTGAAAGATTATCTTGATCTGTAGAGCCTTCTGTTAATTCTATATCTCTATAAAAACCTGCAGCTTGTTTTTTAATAACTTCATTTTTTGTCATCTTAATGACATGTGTAATTCTTTCACAATCCTTTAAATCAGATGCATAATAAGGCACAACAATGTCTTCTGCTGGTATAAATTTTGAAACAGGTCTTCCTAACAATTCATCGTAATATACTTTTTTAAATGTTGAACCTGATAAAGGTAAGTAAAATAACATCTGATCCATGTCAGTTGTGTATTCTTCCATCTCTTCCATGAGAAGATAATTCATATATTCTTTAACACGTTCTGCTTGTTGTTCCACTGCAGGTGTTTTCAAACCAACTGTTTGTGTTCTTACAGGGCCATCACTTGGTACTAATTCTTTGTAAGCTTGTGCCTGAAATTGTGTAGTTGCTTCAGACAACATAGGGTGTGTAACATTAGATGCACCTTTGAATGGTCTAGTCACATTCATGTATTTTGTACCTAGTAGATCTAAACCTTTTATGTATGCGTCTTCCCAATCTTTTCTAGAAACTTTATCTTTTTTATATTCTTCTATTAGTTCAGAGGACATTTCTCTCAATGTTCTCTCATCCATGTTCTCTGCTAGATTAGCGTTAAAGTCATCTTGAGGTCTCTCTTCTACAACTTCTTCACCCTCAACTTCTACGTCAACAGGTAAACCCTCAGGTTGTTCTAAGATTTCCTCAGCTTGCGCATCTTCAGCGATTATTTCATCATTCTTTTCTACAGCCATGTTCTATTGTACCTCATAGGTTTAAATATATCTACCACAAGTCCTCCAGTCTTTTTGTAGGTTTTTTGTGTGCCTCTCATTGCTGGTGTTACTTTTATAGCAAATGCATCAAAATACAACCTAGGATCATTTTCTAATATAAGTTTATATCCTTTCTTAGGATCCTTTACAGCATCTTCATGATAAGTGCTTTGAATTGTTTTTCCTTTCAATGGATGGTTTTCCGAAATAGGTGCTTTTGGATGTCCCGCTGATTTATATTCAAATTTATCTATTCCAACTTTTTTGTACGGTAATTTAGGATCAGATAAAGAAAATTTTTGAGGTCCAGCTTTACTATCATATAATTTTGCTAATTTTTTCATAAGTTCAGGCATCACTGCTTTTCCCCTTTTACCAATACCTTTGCCAGATGCATAGCCATAAGCTCTTTCATTACCTGCTGCAAATCCTTGTCTAAAACTTAATTTATCAAAAGGAGCTTGAGCTACAAAGTCAACACCCTCTCTAGCGGCTTTTTGAACTAAAAATTTTAAGGCATGATCATTGTAAGCATCAGCTTCAATGAAAGGATAATAATCTTGAGCGGACCCTCTTCTTGTTTGTAACTTTTCAATTTTTTTTATCACATTTTTTAGACTCGACTGTAATGCAAGAACTCTCGTACTGTCCTGTTTTGCAATACCATCTTCTATCTGTCTTAAAATATTAAATCTTTGATTTGATAAAGCTGCTGTCTCAATGTCTGCATTAAATGGATTAGTCCTTACTTCTCCACCTAATAAATCAGATTTGGAAAATCTTTTAGCAATAGGTTGATTAACATCAGATTGAATTTCGTGAATAAGAAAACCTTTTTTACCATCTGGTGTAAATCTAGTATCGTATCTAACATGATATATTTGATTTTTAATACCTGTATCAACAAAGTGCCCTGCACCTTTAAATGTGTCTCTATTTGTAGGAATAGATTCATCTAAATTAAAAATTACTTCTCTGTAATCTTTTCCGCCCTGAAGAGTGTAGTTTCTTTCATTTTGATAAAATGTTTTAGTACCTTTTATTGGTCTTACAGCTTCATCTAACTCACCTATTATTTTGTTTATCATTTTTCTTTGATCACCTTGAAGGGCTTCTGCGTTTCTTACAAATTTTAAGTCATCTATAACAGCTAATAATGCAGAATTATCTCCAGGTGAATTCCTTAAACCTTTAAGACTATACCTCGTATTATCAATTGTTAAAGCAACCCTTTCATTACCCTGATTTTTAAATTGTTGAAATAATGTTTTCAATGTAGCATCCGCATCATCAATTCTGGTTCTAACTTTTTCTAAAGCACCCGCAGGTAAACCAAACTCTGTTGCTTTTAATCTATTAACAGGATTCATCTTAATCATATTACCAATCGTGTTAGCGTCTAGTTTATCACCTGTTTGTTTTGCAGCATAAAGAAGACCACCTGTTAAATTTCCACCAGAATCAAAAATTGCTACATTAGAATCAAATAATTCCTCTCTGCCAATCGAAACTTCTTTTCCAGCAAATGGTCCTGAGTCGTATTTAAATCTTTTTTCTCCTCTAACTAATTTTGTTGCAGGTTTACCAAATATTTCAAAATTTTCTTTTCTTGTAGATGTCAGATGATCTAGCCATTCGTCAGCAGTATATTGACCTCGACCTTTTCTCATCACCCAATCATATGTAGAGGAACCAAACGCAGGAGCTGTTTTTTCTCCCATGTGCAGTGCTTCTGTTTTGTTAAGAACTATTGGTGGGTTTTTAATTTCTTGACGAGCAAGTTCTTGTCCGGTGGCCTGTGAGCCTTTGCCTTCATAACTTAATAGTTTTGTTCCT